TGTCAGCATGGTACGAGGCATAGCGAATAGTAAAATTGGGTTTGGTGATTTGATTTTACTACTTCGCTATTTTTTTAAGCTAAAAGTGTCAACACACCCTAGTTTTTTCATATTCCTATCACAAAAATATCAATCTGGCCCCCTGGAATAGAATGGCTAGAATGGCCGTGACATTCAGTTAGACTCGCATTTAGTGAATCTACGTGAACAATAAAAGGCTCTGTTCCCACTGGGCTAGCCATTATCATTGGTCTGGTTGTAAAGCCGGCGCTGGAATAATCACATGACCAATTTTCTGCTGAAGGTATCACGTCCCGCCAGATCTTCATTGATCCGGTCGCTAGTAAACCTGCTTGATTGTAAACCGTCACTTTAGGCTCTAGGCTTTTCACCCATTCAGCCTGGGTTCCTTGGAAACCTTCTAAAACGGCAGATTGATAAGCAGAAAGGCCATTTTTACCATTTTTACCCGGTTGGCCATCCTTCCCCGGTGCGCCGTCTTTACCTGGCTGGCCATCTTTCCCCGGCGTACCATCTTTACCGGGTTGGCCATCTCTTCCGGGTAATCCTGGCAAGCCTGGCACACCTATACCATCTTTCCCCGGTGCGCCGTTCTTACCCGGTTGGCCATCTTTCCCCGGTGCGCCGTCTTTACCTGGCTGGCCGTCCTTCCCCGGTGCGCCGTCTTTACCTGGCTGGCCGTCCTTCCCCGGTGCGCCATCTTTACCGGGTTGGCCATCTTTCCCCGGTGGCCCTGGTGGACCAGGAGGGCCAGGCTCTCCCGGTACTGTTGCACCACCTTCCCCAGTTCCTGGATCTGTTGCACCACCTTCCCCAGTTCCTGGATTGCCGGCTGTTCCCCCGACTGGTGGCCCACTATTATCTGGTCCAGCTTTTACGTTTGAATGGGGGTGTGACATAAGAGATACGCCGCCTGCAACCACATCACCGGTACTTTTTACGTCTTTTGTGACGATAACTTTTGCATCCAGTAGGATCTCTTCTGCAATAAGTTCGATTTTCTTATGACGTAAACGGCGAATATCTGTAAGACTGCCTTCGCCGTGTGTCCTGAAAAAAGCAATGACGGGATCACTAAATTGGCCATTTTCAAAAAATACCCAAATATCTGGCTGGCCATTAATTGAAAGTTCTGTGTCTAAATCATCATCACCTACTGGATATGCCAGCCTTGCGGTTACACCTTCATCTGAACCTTTTGTAAAAGGCGGAATACTAACCTGTGCGCGTTTGGTATTTTTGTTATAGCTCAGCAGCTTGCCAGGGAAAAAGCCAAGTAAATTATCCATATTATTCCCCGCTTAACGTGGCAAGCCACATGACTGTGGCATGAGCTGTAGCGCCACCCACGGCGCCAGACTCAAAGTGATGGGCTGCGGTCAAAATGATGTATTTAGTATCATTAATAAGCACAATATCCCCAGCATTTAGATTCATGCTTAGCGCACGGGTAATCATGCCACGGGTAACTAGAACGGTTCTAAGATTCTTCAGGCGGCGAGCATCAAGGCCCGGATAATAATAACCAGGTGCATTGTTCTTTAAACTATCTTCAATGATCTGCCCGTCCTCACTTACGCTTACAAATGACGGTACTTCTCTTTGTTCAATTTTCGGGTTATCAATCCAGGATACGGCGCCGCTATCCAGCATGGTTACTGGCTCTTGCTTGAAAAGTTGTTGTAATCGCATGATATTGAGTTTCTTATCACGGTAAACAATTACAGCGGCTTCTTCTTGCAAGCGCTTAGCAATTTCATACGTTGCAAAAACGCCGTAAGGACTAGAAAACTTCATCAAAGAAATATTATTGCCCACCGGCACTTTACAGCCACATGCTTTATATACAGCTGCAAAACTTGAATCTTCCAGGCTGATTAATTTGCTTTGAGGATCTATTAAAGATTCACAGCCTTGTAAAACTGCAATAATCGAGAAGTATTTTAGGCGAGTATCATCCTGGATTGTTTGTGTCCGGATCTCATTTAACTTAACGATAGTCACTGGAATATGTTGGTCACTTACCAGTAAAACTGCGCCGTTATGAATCAGATCCTTAATATCATTTTCAACTTTTATTGTAGCTTCCAAGGTTACGGGTACGGGGATTAAATCCGTTCGTAACGTTGCCGCTATAATATTTTGCATACCAATAGATTGGCCATTTTTCGCGATCTGGATAAGCATAATTTTCCCTTAATCAAGTTCTAGGGAAAAAGGAGGCTCAATACATGCCAGTTGTGGCAGTTTTGCACGTTCCTCTAAATACAATTGGCTCGCTTCACTGGCACTTAAACCAAATTCAGCACCACCCAGGCTTTTTAGCGCCTCGATCCGCTGCGCCTCGACTACATTACAATGAGCACGTATAACTGGCTCAAGTATGGACCATTCAAAACACTCAATTGTCAGGCTGGAATCTAATGCTACTTTTGCTTTTTCTTGGGCTTGAAAAGCTGCCCATCCCGCATAGTAACGGCACTCAGCCAGGATAAGAGTTTCAATCTCGTCCTGGCTCAGTGAATAGCCCGACAATGTGAGCAGATCAAATAACCCTAGGGCTAGTTCTTGTATAGTACCCGCCTGGCTTGATGGGTAAATATTCAAAACATCGATCTGGCTTAACATTGTCGTCATAATTAACTCACTTAAAATAAATTCTTAACTGAGTTGGATACGTCTACACCGGTTTTAACCAGATTTAAGAGGTTTTGGGCTTTCGTCAGCAATTCACTATTTCCTGTGCCTTGGATCTGGATACCACCAGCCACGGCATTAGAAACAATACCTGCAGATGAAGATTGGCCAAAGAACATATAGCTCATGTTTCCGCTGATAGTCATAATTTGTGACCGGCTTTCTGCATCAACTTCGCCTGGTTCTAAAGTCAAAGCACAATCAGTTAATTCGTGTACTTTGGTCCAACGATCATAACGTCCATCGTAAACCAGACAGTTTGTAGTGCCGTTATTGGCGGCAAGTAGGTCAGCAAAATCAGACACTATGCCCTTTTCGGTTTCAATGATAGTATATGCGCCCTCATAAGAAGTTTTAATAGTGCCAGGAACATGCGCTGCTAGACCACCTGCATAGGCCACTTCTGCCTTATCGTTATTGGTCAATATTGGTCGGGGATAGCTTTTAAAAAGTAGTCGTAATTCTGGTGCAATTTCTGGTACCAGCATGGCATTACACTGTAGCATGGGTGCGCCCAGACCTTTGGCCACTTCATAATCACGGCGTAATTCGGCTGGGGTGGAGTAAAATTTTTGACGCATGATTGATCTCGGTTAGTTAAATCATGCGTAAAGTGTGAAGGCTAAAAAAGGGGCTAATTTTTTTCGTTCCCAAAAACAAAAAAGGGCTTAAAGCCCTTTGGTAAACTGCCGGCAACTTACCACTCTTCTGGTTCAAAATTACCAATAAGAGCAGGCTGTACACCGGCAGCAAGTTTTAATTCTATATCATTCACTTCAAGTTCAATTGCTACACTGGGTACCAGATTTGCAGGGACTAATTTTGCCAGTGTCGGGGCAAGTTCGGCCAGCTCTTCTAAATCAATATCTGGACTCATTGAAACGTGTAAACGTGAAGTGAGAAACGTATCGCTAGACTGCGTATAAGTCAGGCGGGCTGGGTAACTGCTGGCATACACTTTAGAGTGATATAAGCGCCGTAATTTGTACTGTCCGGGCCAAATCATTTTTAAAACAAACTCTAAAAATGCCAGGCCACGCTTAGACCCTAATGCTTTCCAGTTTGCATAAATGACCCGCATGATGGCTTCACTGGTTCCCGGACGACGCAACACCACCAGCCCATCCTGTTTGGTGAACCGTTCTACAACACTGGGACCGGCCATGTGGGGCACGCTGTAGTCAAATAAGCTCTTTAAATCTTCTTCAAAAAGCTCTAAAAATGTTTTGCTATAGATACTCTGCAGGGCTTCTTCGAGCTCATTTGCAGTATGTGAATGAACAAGCGGCGCTAATAAGTCCATAATGCCTCTCCCGATGAAGCACTACGCTGAATCTTAATCTCGATACTGCTATCAGTCATAAATACCCATTCATGCGGTTTAATCGGGTTCCTGGCCAGATCCTCAATGTCGAGTCGGAAATCAGCAATTCGGTCCTGAAATGCAGCGACTTTCTCCCGGATCAGCTTAGAAATTTCTTGCGAATTAAACCCATCTGCAATGAAATAAGAGCTTGCGATTGTCTCTTGGCCATATTTTGAAAGTAGAAGATTTTTTATTTCCTGCTTCACTGATTCAACGTTATGTACTGGGGCCAGCTTTGCATTAATGGTGATCTGAAAGGGCCGCTGCTGTACGGGCCTTTCTTTAACTTTTCCATCGTACAAGCCATCTAAATGGGCAATATGATTTTTTATATCCTGGGCCAGTTGAACGGCTTCAGCTGTCACTCTAGGTACAAAAGCAATATTTAAGTGATTAATATCGTCCAGCGTGGCGCCGTAATATTTCTCTTGCTGTGCTTCATTCCAGACTGCAATGTAGTGACAGCGGCTCATAAAGGCTTTTTGGACTGCATAGTTAAAATCAGATAAGAAGACGGCGTTATCATCATGTGTCGGATAACTTGCCAAAAGCTTTAGCTGAGCGATGCTCAGCGGATTTGCACCGGCACGGACCAGGCCGCCTGCTTTAAATAGAATCTGGATCTTTCCTTCATCTGCTGTAACCAGCTCAGATAAAGCGGCTTCACGTAATACGCTGGTATCAATATAGCCGTCGGTTTCAGTGAGCTCAAAATTTAATACTGTGTTGGCCTGTATCGTGGTACCGCAACGCTGGGCATCTCCAAATTCGGCAGTAATCCGCTGCATTGAATCTGTTTTTAACGTATAGGCCGCTTCACCTGCAGGTGCATTCATCCAGCGCCGGCGGTGGATAAAATTAGTTCCACTTTCATCGTAAACCCGGATAGCCGCCAGATAATAATCATCCAGAATATTGAGCGTCACCTGGTGAAAGGCTTCTGTAAAAATAGCTTTATATTTCTCAGTTCTGACTTGGCTCTGTTCAGCCAGGACTTCCGTTGTTTCTCCTGCGATCATATTAGCGGTCTGCAGTAGCCGCCAGATCCGGCCCTGCATATCTTCAATTAAGCGTCCGGCAGAAATGGTAACGGTCCGCTCTCCCTTATTTTTAAATTCTAAATAATGCTGGCACGGCGTAGCAACCGGCAAGATCCCCTTATTTGTAGCATCAGCTAAAATCGTGCTATCCCGACTTTTAATAAAGGGCTCAATTATAGCAATAGCCATATCGCTAGACAGATCAGCCATAAAACTTGCCTGCGCTTTAAGTGGGGCGGCTACGGTGGGTTCACCGGCTTCAAACCGGGCGGAAATTTCAGGATAATCCTGCAGATTAATTCGCAGACGCTGGTTAATTTCATTGAGCGAACGCATTGTAAGTTTCCCCCGTTAAATTGCTTTCTTGTTTAGTCCCCAGTGGAATCACGATAGAGCCCAGCTGGATATAAAAGTGCTTTTTATCATGATCAATATCTTCTGAAACAATGCTGAGTGCATTGCTATCGAGATCAGCTAACAGCGGAATATCTTCCTTCATTTTGTCTAAAAAGCTGTCAGCTGCTTCGGTGTGCATTGGCACAAATAGGAGCTTTCTTAAATCGGCGCCGTAGCTACTGCCGTAATAGGCATTGGCTGGTGTATCTAGCCAGTGTTCAATCATGGCCTGTATCTGCTCTACTCTAAGATTTACTACGCTCAATGTGACCCTCCTAGAGCACCGTAGCGCTCTTCTGCAACTTCGACCATAGACACAGTGACTTGATACCAAAAAAGGCAATACAGACAATATAGGCTGCTTAGAATTGCAGTAAGCCAGCTTACATACGGCGCTATATCTAAACTTAATAAAAAATCAGCAGTACGCCAGCCAATAAATAGCACCACAATTAATAAAAATGAGATATGAGTAATAATCTTGGTACGACATTGGCCAAACAAAAATGCCATGCTGGTCTGTCGTAATGCTATGCCCAAATTCTTTTTAACTTTTTTAAAAACAAGCTTGGAATAACCCAGGTAGATAAACAGCACCAAGATCAACAAAAGATCAAAATATTGAGGTAGATTCATTAGGCATTACCCACTGGGGTATTAATTAAGTCGGCTTGTTGTTGACGAGTAGATAATTGCTGCTGCAGGTCATCACGTAATGCTTTCTTTTGTGTAATGCGTTCATCAATTGAACTGATCCGGAGTTTTACTTCCTTACTTTGCGCTGTAACAGATCCGCCCGAACGTTGCCCAGCCGGTTTAGGAATATTAACTTTCTGGCCAGCCATTCTTTTATCAAAAGCGGCTTGATTAGCACGAACACGCTCAGCAATTTCATTAACTGCCTTTGCAAAGACGGAGGCATGACTAAAACGATCCTGGTTATTCATGGGAAGGCCCATAGTAGGTGTGCTGGCCGTGAATTGATAAGAGTCCGGGCTAAAATGCCAAAGCTCATTTTTAAGAGGTAGATCTTTGCCATTTAATTTAACGCGCACAATGTCGCCATCTGTACGCACGACTAAAGTAACAGCTTGGCCATTCTCAAGCTGGAAATCCAGATCCTTGGTTGCCTCTCCTGCTATTTTCTTAATCTTTCCTGGAATAACAGCAACGACTTGCTGCCCAGTCGCTTTCTGAAACGCCGTTTTAAACTGTTGTGCCAGGGAATGATCTTCATTTACTTTGTTTAGCTCAAAATTAGCCATTTTCGGTATTTCCGTAACTAGGTTTTGGCCTATTTTGAAGTTGTAGAAAGACTCTAATTTTTATTGTTCCCAAAAAAAAGTCCTGGCTTGCAGGACTTTTCTGAAGAGAAGTTAGCTTTTTACATTGACGCTGGTCCAGACCTGGGCACCACATGAACGCAACACATAATCACCACCAAAGGCCTTAGTCACAATACAGTTATCAACACCAGGCGTTGCCCACAATTCAACGGTCATGGGTGCACCACTTCCAGCTGGCGCGCCTTGGATTGGATAATCATAGGAAACTAAGAAATTTCGCGGCTCAGCATCATTAAGAGTCTTAGCGGCTTCTAGGTTTATAAATGCTGGACTATAAGCTAATAAATTAACTAAAACTGTTTGAACCGTTGCATTACGATCAGTATTTTCTTCATGGGTATAAATGCCGCCGCCATTAACACTGAATCTAAAAGTTAGATTATCAACACCCATTTTCTGATTCAGCATAGGTACAACTGATGGTGTACATTGAATAGGCTCAGGTATTTCTCCATTTGAAGGTGAAAGACATGCACTGGCAACTAATCCATCTGAATTAAGAATTGCAGGATTATTTCCTAGCGCAAAAACCTTTATTAATCCTGGATTGTTTGCTGAACAATCATATTTAATGCGAATATTTGAGCTGCTGATATTTGTAAATTTAGAAAGAAGTGACAAGGCCATACCAGATGGTGAAGGTAGAAGAACATCAATAGGCGGGTTATTAATATCGAGATCTTGCAATTTAAGCAGTCCATCAAAAGATACTACATCATTTGGATTAAATACCTGATCATTGATCTCTAACTTCATACTTAACATTGCAGATTGTAGTTGATCCATTGGCTTAGAGGTGTCCATAAACATGGCCAGATAGATACTTTCTGTTGCACCCGTACAGCTGATAGTGCTGCCGCTACCAGGTCCACCACCTGGGCCAGTATCCACCTTGGCGAGTATCCGCATTACCCAGACAAATGGTGCACCACTGGCCAAGGCATCTTCTACGGCCACGTAATCTTTATTGGTTGGGTCATAACCCAGCTTTGCCCGGATATTGTCACTTGTCACTTTAAACGGTTTATCAAAACGACCACGCTTAAACTGGCCAAAGACCACGCTGTTGAGCAGCTGGACAGTTGGATCTGCCTCAGATTTATCGCTTACACCTGAATATTGAATACCAGCCTGAGCGCCTAATACTTTTGTTACTGTCATGGATCTATACCACTATTTGAAAAGTGATATTTTGCAGCCTGGCCAAAATGCTTTTTTTTATTGTTCCAAGATAAAAAAATACTGCCCGGAGGCAGTATTTTTTAAACTATAGAATAGAGCGATTACATAGCACGATTTTGTTTATAGATGCCACGTTTATGGCCGATGGCCAAGGATTTTACACGGCGCTTAATAGCGTTTGGTGCAATCGCTTTAGCTGCAGCTTTGCGTAGAGCAGCTTTTTGTTTTGGTGAAAGTTTAATTTTACCGGTACTGCCGATACGCTTATTCACTACTGTAATTTTCCCTTTCCGGACAGCTTTAATTCCGCGGTACACCAGCGTCTGGCCAGCTTTGTTTTTACGAACTGTATTTTTACCCAGCTGTGCAGCATCATACTCTTCAGTAATCTGGCCAATCACATCTTCATCTTCGCCGTAAATGAGATCTTGGATAAAATCATCCAAAGCATCGCCTTGAGGTAGATTGCTAATTACCGTTTCTGCAATTTCAGAAATGGCCAGATCAGCATTATCAATATCTGAACCAAAGGCATCTGCAATCGTATCTTCATCTACACCTAGGGCAATAAACAGATCTGACATATTAGCGGCCATAATCTGAGCCATTTGCTTGTTCAGCAGGCTAGATTCTTCATCGTCATCATCTGGCAGATCAGCTGTTAAATACATATCCAGGCGGTCACTTGGAATTTCTGCATCTTCCAGATTATCTTCAAGAATATCGTCTACCAGCTGTAGGCCATACATGATGGCATTTTTACGCATGGCCAAAAGCTCAGAATTAAATGCTTTGTCATCTAATGTCATAACCTTTTTAGCCGCTTCAGCTGCTGCACTATCAAAACCGTTTACGATTGTTTGTTTGGTTACTTCGTTCTGGCGTTTTACTTGCTGAATGAAGCCGAAATTTAATTTAGTCATATATCACCTGATATTACTTGTGAACACTTGTATTTAAGTAAACTGCACGTACCGCACCTTCAGGCCGGTAGCCGCTATTAAGTTCGATTGCATCATGCGGACGGTCTGCACGGTCACTAATTGAAAGTACATACTTTCCACCAAGATCTTCAGACTCGACTAATAGCCCAGCTTGAGGACTTGCACACGCTTCCATAAATGATTGGCACTCACGCAGGGCATCTGCCTTATAAGTGGTTTTACCTTTGAGTAAATGACGTCCACAGATTTCAATAAGCCGTTTATCAATGAACATTGAAATTTCAGAAGCATTTGTTAAGCGTAATACACTGGTTTTACTGTCATATTGGGTTAAACAGTCACCCACTACAAAACGGATACCTGTATCGTATTTCTTCCGCATAACTGGATTGATTTTGGCCTTGGCCAAACGATCTAATGCTTCATCATTTAGCTTAATATCACTACGCATTTCCATTCCGCCCCAAGGCATCGGGAAATAGTGCCCAGCAACAGGATTTTGCAACGGCGGCAGGCCCTGTGCGTTGGTATTGGAGTTACGAAGCAGCATGTAGCCCAGAATCGCGCCTAACGCATAACGCGGCTTTTTCCGGCCACGTAATGTCTGGGCATTGTTCGGCCGAGAAAGTACCAAATTCCAGTAGATCCAAACTAAATGACTTTTTGCACTTAACTCTTCTGCAATCTGACAAGCCTGGTCTAAGGACAAGGTAGGATCTAGCTCAACCAGAAGTGGAGTATTTAGCTTTTCAGCAGCACGTAAAGCTGTTTGGAACTGCGGTAAATTATTGTTATAGAACATCACCAGATAATTAGGTGTGTCATCAAACTCAACAATTGCATCAAACAGATTCTGTCCGTCTAACGCCGTTTTTTCTGTATCCGGAGCAAGAGGCAAAGATACAAATTTACGGCCTAATGTGTTTACTTCATTGTAAGCATCAACAATGGGTTTAACACCAGGCGGAGGCCCATCAAGTGAAGCCATTGTCTTTGACTCGACCGGTACACCCCCACTCATAAACTCTTCAAAGAATTTACCAATCACCAGGTCAAAAGTTGCAAACTCTTCAGTAGCATCAGCGACGCTTAGAATGCTGGCATAATCTTCCGGGTCAGGATTTAAGGTACCCATCACACTTAGCACTACATCATTATGATAAGTGTCACGCCAGGTTAGCTTTATAACGGTATCTTCTGGCTTTTTAGAAATAGAGCTTTTCTGAAAAAGTGCGACTTCTAACTGAACATTATCATCCATGACTGAATGTGTATCGATCAACAGCGCGAACGCCATTGGTTGATTTTGTACTTGCTCAAAAGCTTCCTCTATTTGATCTTGAGGCATACCTATACAGCCGAGATAGCCGTCTGACGCGGCTAAGATATAGCTCATACATTAATCCTCAATAACATAGCGGTTGGCACCCGCAAATTTATTTAACGTATTTAATTTAGAAACAATTAAGTCACGCTGGCGCAAGCTGGTACACGTGATAGTCGTGACCTGGCCAGCTGGCAATGCTGTTCGCGTGTACAATTCAAAGCTGGCCGCACCATTGTTTTTAATTTTAAGAATCAGGGAGTCATGACTCTTAGATTGCTGTTGATTAAACTGGCCGAATTGAAAAAAGTGGCCAGGCTTTACTGTAGGAGTTTCAGCTGGGCTTTCAGCTTGAATTTCAGATACCGATGCAGGCGGCTCGCCGCTTTGTGCTTCAAGCGCCGGATCTGGCTGAGTTGTTGCTGAGTCTGCCACTGTCTGTACTGCTGCTTCAGTTTCTGATGTTTCTGCCACATCGTTAGCTGCTTTCGCTGCCTCTTCAGCCGCTTTTGCTGCTTTTGCTGCTGCGGATTTCGCGGCTTTAGATTGAGTAGCTTTTTTGGGTGTATCTGCCGGAGTTTCTGCCGGTACTACCACTTCAGTTGGTTCCGGAGCTGTATTAACAGCCTCATTTACAGTTTCTGTTGCTGCATTTTCTGTTGTATTGGTATCAGGCATCGTATATTCCAAAATTTAGAAAAAGAGGGAGTAACGGCGCACCAGAGTGCGCCGTTATAAAACTTATTTTTTGATTAAAGAGGCAGGCAGATTAACTACTTCGATTACTACAATTTGATCAGCGAAGCGTTCAAGCGGGTTAAGTTCTGCTGCAACACGGGTCTGTGCAGTTACACCCTGTTCAAAGTCAACCGTGTTCGATTCACGTATTGTTAAAGGCCGTGCTACAAAGCCGGTGAATGCGTTACGAACAGGTATTGTGCTGCGACCAATAACCATGATTTCTGCTGCATCGTCATGTTCATCAAGCAAGTTGGCAGAAGTCGGAACGTGATACACATTCGTGCCGCCAGGGAATGAACCGATACGGGTAATCTGGTTAGGGGCACCTACAGAAACGCCCGCTTTTTTGTAATGTGTGTCGTCAGCTAACTGGTCAAATAACACAGCCATTGTGTCACCAATGTAAATGTCATGGCCAGACGGCACTACATCAAGCAGCTTGTTAATATCCAGTTTTGCCGCACTAATCGTTACCGTTAGTTCGCGGGCTAAATCAGAGGTATTGTTGAATGCTGCTGCATCAGTTACGCCACGTCCCAGATCTGCAACAAGTACACGCTTAAAGCCTTTTGCACGACGTTTACCACGGCGTAGCAACCGGATATTAGACTCAAGCAGCTGTTTAGAGGCTACGATTGCGGTAAATGCACCACGCGGATCTAAGCCGAGTTCATTTTGTGCCTGGCTGATTGCATCATCAGTTGCACGATATAGAGCACGAATTGAATAGGCATGAAGAGAACGGGCTTTTAACACCATATCGACGCCTGGTGCGTCTAGCACTGGGGCTTTACCATTTTTACGTTCAAAGTCAGCAATCAGGTTCACTGATACTTCTGTACCTGCTGGCAGTTCTTCAGCGAAGGTTACTGTAATCTCGCCTTTATCCAGATCAGCTTCACCAGATTGCAATTTGACTTTAATGCCGTCCAGTACCAGGCCATGGTCATTTAAGCCAATAATTGTACTTAGACCTGAAAATTTCGCATGATCAGTTGTTGCATCATGGCCGACTTCCACACCATTAACCATGACACGTACACGGCCACCAATAAACGGTAATACCGGCTGATTTGGGTCAGGCAAATGGCTGATATTGTCTTTATAGGCAATTGTTGGTTTCAGGGTATAAATACGAGGATTAGCGTCATCCTGGGTTGCCTGGAATTCAAATTGTGAATCGAAATACTGGCAGGTTGCGGCCGGTCCATCGATAAAGTCATTTGCTTTAGTTTCCCCCCAGGTTGTATTGGCCACAGTACGTGCATACACCAGTGGTAAAGCATTAGAGCCGGTCGGATTCGGCAAATACGCTACGATTGGCAAAGCATTAGCGATTTGCGTTGAAATGGTGACAATCGCTTGTGTTGGAATGACAGCAAGCGCTTCATGTCCCCCTGCACTTAACTGAGTGCCGATTGCCCCGGCAGAGTCAAATTCTGCTTTAATGGCTTGTAGACCAGAGGAAAGAGCAGCTGCAACCATGTCAGCGCGCGGTGCTTCGCCATCATGACGATCTTTATAGCCCTTAATTCCTGTTTCAATGGCGGACAAAAGATATTCACGATTTTCCGGAACAACACTGTCAAACATTGCCACTAAGCTAGCTGGGATGGCTTCAGGTAAACTTTGATTTACTTCTGCAGTAGCATGAACACTGTCATAAGCCTGAATTACTTGCACACCCTCATTACGGCGCGCTTCAAAACTTTTTAAAAAATTCGCGGTCGCTTGGATCTCGGCAGTTTGCAGAGAATGTTGGTCACGCTGTTCTTTATTTAATTGATCACTCATGGATTGCCTCATAAGCCCTTACGGGCTGGTTTAGATGAGGCAATTGTGCAAGCACAAAAAAGGGCTAAATTTTTTTGTTCGCATACTTACGCGCTATCTATTTTTGGTCTTTCCTGAAAAGCAGCTAAATAAGCCAGGTCATCACGCTTATTTAATAAATATTTCACTCCAAAATCTGCATGAATCGATTGTCCTTGCTGGCCTACGTTTTCTACCCATACTACATAATCCTTAGAAATAAGCAGGCATAGCACATCCCCACTTTCCGGATACCATCCTGTACTATTCTGTAACTGCTGCCCCAGTTCTATATCCGGATCAAAGGGTTCAATTTGGGCAAAAAAAGCAGCATCCGCACTATCTACCCCAATTAGTCCTTTATTAAGTGCCGCCCCGGTGAATTGATCCAGCATGACCATAGCGAAACCTTTTTCTTTATAGTCAATTGCCTGTTCATCTTCATCAGTTAAGACGCCTAGCCCGCCCCAAACTAGCTCTTCACGGTCGGCTGTTTCTCCTGGTACTTGATCAATAGTTTTATAGAACACGACTGCAGGTATGCTGGCCAAACCGTTTAAAACCACTTTTCTGGCCAGCTGTTTACGTCCTGCGGCCACACGGTTAGCAATTGGATTAATATTTCCGAGCACGTTCTACCCCCATATAAAAATTAAAATCCTCTTTACTGATTAAGCCAGCTTTGAAATTGGCCTCAAGCCGGGCAATACGGCGCCGTTTTTCATCAATCTTGGCATTATTTTGTTCTAAACGTTCAGTTGCTGATTTGACCTTATCATGTAGTTTTTTAAGTTCACGCGCCGTAGCCGGTTTAATCTTTTGTCTGGCCTTTCCGATGCTCTGCAATTGCTTGTCTAGCATTTCCACCATATCAGCTGGGGATTCACTATAACGGCGGCCATGTTGCTTGATACGATCCTGATTAACGATCTTTTCTAAATAACTTTGGCCAAGTGGCCCCTTGGCCACCGCGACAGCGCGTAAAATATGCTTACATGCAATACCGGTTAATTCCGGGTTTTTTTCCTTGGGAAAGCCGGCCTCTTTGCGACCATTCACAAAATTTCCGACTGTGGCAATGTAGCGATACCAGAAGCGAAAACGACCACAATCACATTCAATATGAACCTTACCATTGGCCAGGCGGTTTTTAATCGTTGTTTTGGTCTGCTTCTCAATATCCAGCACAACACTCGAAAAAGCTAAAAACTTAATTTTGACGGTATGATTGGACACGTCACTATTGGGGCCGGCATTGGTTATAAACGTCACTTCTCCGGCTTTGTGTGATACCGGCATGGCTGTGTGGATCTCTTTATTCGCCCGGTCAATATCAGCCTGTCTGGATAAGCTAATAATTTGTGGAATAGTAATACCGCCCTTATAAGCGGCGGCCAGTGTCTGAATATTTTTCTGAAAGGCCTTTAAATCTTCCAGTTCAATTTCACGGGCTTCACCGCCTAGTGTCGTTATCAGGGCCTTACTAAAATCATAATCGCCGGATATATCACTTGGCCTTAGAAATACTGGCCAAGTTTTATCTTGCTGCTCAGCAATACGGCGGGCATCTTTATCAAATTTAATCGATTGGTTAGCCTGCTTATGCAGGCTATTTGCTTCACTAAACTGCTGTCTAAGTCTGTCAGCATCAAAAATACGTTTGGCCATTAGACAACCCCGTATTTCTTTTTCAGCTTCAAAATGTCCCCAATGACGGGCAAGTAGATTGCCCGTATCGGTAAAGGTTGACTTACATAGGATACGCCACACGCTACACGTACCACATCGGCATAGATACGTGCACCGTACACTCGCTGGCTGACCAGCGTTGCATCGTGGATCTCGTCCTCATTTACCTGGTAAAAATGTAACTGATCCGATTTTCCCCGGCGTTTGGCCAGATCAATAGTCTGCCGGATTGCATTGTGATACTCGTTTAGCATGACTTATCCCCGCTTATTCAGCATAAAGCTCTTTAGCGGTCTGAACACCGTGAGTATTAATACATGCAACAACAACGGCTTGGCCAGCAGCTAAATTGCGTCCTAGGGCTACGCTGTATGGGCCACTTACCTGTTGTTCGATGGTGCTGTTGTCATCCAGGATAATCCGCAATAAACAGTCTGGATCTGTTATCCCTTCTAAGACACTATTTTCAGAAGTCAGAAAAGCTGTAAATTTTTGGATTTCAGTGAATGTCAAAGTCTTTAATGCTCCATTATGGCCAATTGTTACCAGCTCGCCTGGATTTAGTGCGGTATCCAAGGCTAATTTCCATTCGTAATCTATAACCTGGACTGTTTTGGCATCTTGGCCAGGTAAAGTAATCGTTACTTCTGGTCCATTCGCTGTACCAAATACACTTAATCCATCATTGGCCAGATAGCCTTCAAACGGCATAATATAAGTTGCTTCTAAAGACTCACGTATTGTTGAAACTTTAACTATTTCGCCTGGTACCAATGCAGTTGGTAAGGTGTACTGCCAATCTCCATTTGAGTCTGGGAAGGTACTAGATGACGCGCCGTTTATTTCAATATGAACCTCAAGATCTGGGCGGGCTTTACCTGCTAAATGTCGGTTATCCAAGATTTGAAAAGAAAGGGGATAGCTAGGTGCACTTTGGCCCGTATATGTGACTTTTGCAGCATCTACCGTATTAATTAATATTGTGACCACTTCGTTATGCTGTAGACCGTATGGCAATGCAATAGTCCAGTTGCCGGTTAAATCTGCAACATCAGAAAGTATGTTATTACTGTCTGTCACAATACTGACTTGAGCGTGTGGCTCAGGTGCGGTACCTGACACAAAATAGCCCGCTTCATCCAAAAGATAGCTGAATTTAAAACAGGTCAGTTCTTTAGCTTCACTTCGTTCTTCAGTATTTGCGATATAGACCTGAATCTTATCCCCGTGAATAAATTCTTCTTCAGACGTCCAAGACCAGGATAAATCTGGACCAGGTTGAGCGGTAACATTCCCCAGGCGTGAAGTGATATATACCTTGGCGCGGCTATCTTCTACCATACCTGAAACTGTCTTATTGTCTTGGCCCAAAATGGCCGTAAAATCTTTATCTAGCTGCACATACGGCGCGGCCTTCTCAACGTTGATAATGACCATATCTTGTGGCTTGGTGCCTATAAAGATAATGATATTGTTTGTACCAACTTGAAGGTTATTTTCATCTAGTGAATATTGCCAGTTGCCCAGTTCATCTGGCTCAGCGTTTGTATTTGTACCATCTTCAAACACAATCCGAACCACGGATTTTAACGGCGCTGTGCCGCGTAATATCATCGTTTCAACATCATAAGCCGCAGCAAATGTAATATTGTCGGTATCGGTTGCCTGGTTAGTGTTGGTAAATTTAAATACGTTCTGGCCAACCAGATTATTAGCCAGGTTTAATGAACGGCGGATAGAGTCTGCATTAATATCGCCGCTCACTTGAATATCGTATTCAGCGCCTATTGGCAGATTAATTTCATTAACAGCAGATAAAATAATTTCACCGCCTTCAGTGAAAACGGTTTCATTGCGTACTGTCTGGACTGTACTGGTAATCTCAGTTGAAACGGTATGCTTCAACGTTTGATCTTGGTTCATAGCGTTATCTCACTCTAAAGATAACGCTATTTTGTCTGCTCCTGAAAAGTGCTTATTTTATTGTTCCCAAGTTTTAAAGCGCCGTAATCTGAACGGTCGCACAACCGGCTTCACCAATTTTTCCGTTATTCAGCTCAGGTGTAATGCTGTCCGGCCGGCCATAATTTCCAACTTGAATAGTGCCCTTGACCGGCTGATTTGACGTATTTTCAAAAACAAGATGAATATGAGCACCAGATCCACCGCCAGCGCCATAACAACGATGCTTGCGTGTTTCCACTGTATAGCCCCCTTCACCACCTTGGCCAAACATATAACGTGTTAAGCCGCCGCGTGTATCACGGTTACACCAGTCATGGGCAGTTTCCAGATAGGCTTTTTCACCATTGGTCTGGCTAATTAATTTAGCTTGGCCAAGATTTACCAAGTTTACTGTTCCACCCTCACCCGCTACACCTTGGATGTAAGCACTACCATTGTTCCAGACTCCACGGTAGCCCCCTTTCCCGCCGCCAGCGATTAAATGAGTATCGCCCAAGTCTAAAATAGTATCGTTGCCAGCATCCATTTTTAACCAGGCGGCGCTGATATTTGAGGCCCATAAGGAACCTGCACCCGATCCACCCGCCCCTACAAGGTGTATTTCAGCACGTGATTTGGCCGGGATAGTAATTTCATGAGTTCCTGCACGATACAAGTCATAGCCGCCGTCCAGCTCAAAGACAGCCCAGCTGACTGGTCCCGTATAAGCAATCGGATTACTGCCAGACCGGTCATATACATCAATATCAAAAGACTTACTGTTACGTTTGATCTGCCAGGCTTCATGAGCACCTTCCGGGGTAATCTGCAACATATAGTTCGGACTCGTAAAGTCCCATTTCTGGCCAGATGGTACCTGCACCTTAAACGTCCCGCTACTCGATACGCCAGACATTAACAGCCGTGGATTAACTGCCCCTTTTTCTAATATATTCTGGCCATCATTTGGCTGGAAAACTGCATAACTGACCTGGCCAACATAGCCCACGCGACTGGTACCCGAACGATTAAAAAGATTTACCGTAAGTTCTTTATCAGTTTTAGAAATGATCCAGGCTTCATGAGCGCCTTCCGGGGTAATCAATACGGTGCACTTTGATATATCGATATTACTATCAGCTGGACGTGAAATTTTCATCGTACCGCTCACTGGTACACAACCTGACATGACTAAACCAGGCATGGCCTGAGCTGTCATTTCATCACGTTCTTGGCCATCAATTATGGCCCAGTTAATTTTTCCGGAATAACCAACGCGACTGGTACCCGAACGGTTATAGACTGAAAGACTAAAAGCCTTCGCCTGGCGGCTGAGATTCCAACCCTCATGAGCACCTTCAGGCGTTACCAGGATACTGTAACGTTGATCAGTCAAAACGCCGTTAAATGTATCATTCATGAGCACGTTATTTGAAGATTGGCCAAGCTGCAAAATGCCGCCATATAAGCGTTTGGGCAACATGGATAAGAATACTTCATTCAGACGGCGCACTTGATCGATATAGCCCTGAATAATAGATCTTACGTCAAACTTAGTTGCATATTGCGGGTGTGGATCTGCATGGTTGATATGGGCCTTGAAGATCTCTTGAATGAAATAAATATATTGCGGATGGGGATTTTTATGTTGTAGGTGCATTTTCATAAGTGCCGACAAAATCATATCTTGTGGGCTAAAACTTAATTTGATCTTTTTCCCAACAATATTCTGGTCCAGTGCTACCGCAAAAAACAGACTGAAGAATGAGCCTGGTTCTGTAGTAAAAAATTGTCCTGCTTCCAGGCTGGCCACGGCGAATAGAACGCCGTTACGGTCAAATAGGCCTATCTCACTGATTTGAATTTCCTGATTGACCTGACCAGATGAAATAAAGCGAAGTATCTGATTATCTGTATCAATATGACCATTAACAAGCGGAAATTCAGCCCATTTGCTGCTTAAACTTAGAATAGCTGGATCTGTTTTATAATGGCCAGTACCCAATTGAATGCTGCCAAATTCAAGTTGAAAACCGCTATTTAAAACAGAAGTCATGGCTGCTTTTCCGGCAGCGGTCATAGTTAAAAAAATAGTTTTAGACATAATAAAAAAAGGTTCCAGAATTACTTTCATTATGGGAAAGTTCCTGGAACCCAATTTTTTTTATTACCAGATTATTAGACTTCAAAACTCAAGATAGCAAAACCAACACCGCCGTCATCACCAGGATTACCATTAGTCTGAGCAGTTGGTGCTTTCCAGCCAGCACCTTTTTTCCCTACATTCAAACTAAGATTAACGGCCTCTTGACTGGTATTAATAAACTCAAGCCTCATATAAGCACCAGATCCGCCGCCGCCGCCATAAGACCACTTTTCATCCCCGATACCCCAGGCCCCTTGGCCACCCGCATTATTAACCTGCAAGCCTGAAATTAATGAAGTGGCCACGCCGCCTGGTTGCCGCACCCATCGTTCAACACGTATAGCATCATTACCATTTTGGCTTTCAAGTAATTTAAATGACCCTAGTTCATTAATGGTATTTTTACCACCCGGACCTGGTGCACCATTAGTAAATGATGACCCGTTCCCCCAGTTTGCACCGCCCCCACCTTTACCACCGCCGGCAGTTAGTAAAGCTGGTCCATACTGAAGAACAATATCTCCACCGTCCCCCCCATTGGATGGAATATTCCAGATCTGACTTGAATAGTTATGAATTGATCCGCCGCCGCCGCCCCCAGCTGCGAATAAATCAATCGTGACTTTTTGCCCAGGTTTTATAGCTACCTGATGTTGTCCTTCGTAATAAATTACCCGCTTAATTGGCCGTTTAATCGCGAATACCGCCCAGTTTACCCGGCCGCTATAAGCACTCTGGTTTGTTCCGGAACGGTTATACACGGCGACATTAAAGCGCTCACTTGAGCGGCCAATTGTCCAGCCTTCATTTTGATTATCTGGCGTAACAAAGACTGCATAGTTAGGATCTGTAAAATCCATATCCGTTGGTGCATTAATAGAAAAATTAGCACCGTCAGCAGTACCAGCTAAGACCAGTTTAGGATAACTTCCCGCCAGATCTGGCGGCACGGCTTTAGCCTTCATTAAAGACCAGTTAATGCGTCCCGTGTACGGAATCCGGTTTGTTCCGGAGCGTTCATAAACGTTAATACTGATTTCTGCATCAGTCCGGGTAATTTCCCAGCCTTCATGAGCGCCTTCAGGTGAAATAAGCAAGACTACTCTAGGATCTGTATATCTGAGTTCTTCCCAGCTTTCCCGGATAATTTTTGTAGTCTGGCCAACATTAAAAACACCGGATTTAATTTCATTATCAAACTGATTACCTGGTGCAATAAAACCCTTATTACTTAATGTCCGTATAGTATCCAGGACTAACCAGTTACCGCGTCCCGTGCTGTCAATTCGATTTGTGCCAGAACGGTTATAAGCATAGGTTTTAATCTGGTTAGCCTCTCGCGTAGTGGACCAACCTTCATGTTGTGATTCTTGGCAGTACATATAGACCAGCCCGGCATCTTGTAAGCTGTAATGCGCGCCTGGTGGCAACGTAGCTATACTATTTGCCCCCATATCACTACCCATTCGCAAAAGTGGCGGAAAAAAGACCTGTGTAATACCGATTAGATTTTTAATCTGGTCATCGAGCTTCTTAGTTTCATCATTTAAGAATGTCTTTAATGCGTATTGCGGGTGTGGATCTGCTGCGTCTAAGTGCGCTTGCATCATAGCGTTTGCTAGAGCGGTATATTGCGGGTGTGGATCTTCGGCCAAGCTGTGTGCCTGCATCAATGTAGCAGCTAATGGCGCCGTACCATCAGTGACGACCTCAATATTATTCGGACTGAGCGCATTTTCGATAGGTAGACCAAAATTCGCCACATAATCCAGACTTGGATATAAACGGAAATAATAGCCTTGTGGTTTAGAGGCCACGGCAAATAGAACACCGGTAGAGGTATAAATCCCAATCTCTGTAACGTTTTTCTCTAGCGTATGGGACATGATCATCGTGAAGCGTAAAGATCCGGTTGTTTCTTCTACGCCACCTGCGGATATACCTTTATCAGTAAATTTCGCGGCCATTTCGGTACGATCCGCCGTGGGTATGTATTGACCAGATCCCAGCCCCACTTTACTTAAAGTTAATTTGATCCCAATGGCGGCGGCGTCTATTGCTGCCAGCCGGCCTACTTTGGTCACTATAAAATTAATTGGTTCAGACATAAGAAAGCCCATCATTAGAATGGGCTTATTATTGGCTGGCCAGAATATTGCCTAATTTTTTGTTCGCTAATCAATATCATCAGCAATAGCAGCCAATTCCTCAAAACTTCCAGTTGGCGGCGCCGTTTCTGCGGCTTGTTCATTTTCCCCGACCTTTTCAGCTTGATCCGGTTCATCCCAGTTTGACTTGGCAGGTGTATAGTGAATGTTCTCCATATAGATAAATGCCAAGGTATCTGACATATCCGGGGACTTAATCCCTTTGCGCCGCATTTCCTCTTTTGACAGCACTTTATAACGGCTCTGGTCATCAAATGTATAAGCAATCCGGGTAATTTGCTCTTCCATCTTGGCTTTATATTTTTTAGTTAAAATTTTGATACGTCCTGCCTTAATCGCCCTGGCTAGAGTGACGTTAGCTTGAGCACGGCGGTTGACGAATTGTTTTTTATTATCATTGTCAAAGCAAGCTCCACCCCAGTGGATCTCTTTAAAGTAGATTCCTTTTGACTTTAAGTTTTGTGCCAGACCACGGCCCGCGCCGTTAGCATCCAGTAAAATTGTCAGGTTCGGATATGTCAGTAAACACTCTTCAAGAATACCGGTTGTTTCATGCAGATCTTCGGTATTTTTGCACATCGGTATATCGATTACTTCAACACGGCGGGCACGATCTCCCCACTGTGCCTCACCCCATACCCTAGCAATCGTGACTACCGTATCATCACGGCCCACGCCGCCGCCCACGTCCACCGATGCAATATAACCATAGTCCGCATGTTTCTTACGGCTAATTGCTTTTTTACCATTGTATAGGCGAGCAGCTTGCGCCCTGGTCACTAGAAATTCTTTGGCCAGATCTGGAAATAGTCCACGAATCCGGATCATGTACTGCGGATCATTTCTTGATCCATATTGCATTAAAGATTCTTTAAGTTTCTTTAAAGAAACAATAGGCGACAGCTCACCATTAAAGGTTAAAGCATTCCAGATCCCACCAGCCGCTTTAGAAAGTTTATGATGTGTGTCATGAAAAAAGCCGTTTGCACGGGCAGGCTGTGACGTTAGACAAGCCCGGTTATTTGCATGGGTTAATGCACCCATAGCAACGTCCATTGCCGCGTCATCAATACCGCAGGCTTCATCACCCCATAGGAAATAGTTATCGCCGTGCTGACCGGCTAGGTTAGTAGGTTGGTTTTTTGGTGCAGTTTTAGCGATTACATGCCAGGTTTTATCGTGGCCTTTGATATAAACCGTTTCAGCCAGAATCGTTACATAATCAGCAAGCCAGGCTAAATGGGTTGTCTTTAACCGTGCTAGACAGATGGCAATTTCTTTCCAGACTAATTTACGCAACTGGTCAATTTGCGGCGCCGTAAACATCATTACTGAATCGGGAAAGAATAGAAGATGCCAAAGCGCAATAATGGCCGCGGATCTGGTTTTACCCGTACCGTGCCCAGATGCAACAGTCGTCCGGCTACCGTCCTGAGCGACTGACAAGAATAAAAGGTGCTGCTGCCAAGTTACCTCCTGACCCGCCTCCTTTGTCATATTCAGACCTTCAACGGCGAATCGGGTAATATCGTAGCGGTAGCGCAAACAAGCCTCTTCCCATTCCGGTAAAGACTTTAAATCTTTAAGCATTAAAAAAGACCTACAACCACGTGGCTGTAAGTCTATGGGCAGAAAAAATAGCTAAATTTTTTTGTTCCAGACTCCTTTAAAGGCAAAATGGAGCGTCAAAATCATCACTATCACTTTGTTGATAGGTCGGATCTGGCTCATTAATAATTTCAGCTGATATATCATTACTAATCAATTTAGCCGCACACCAGCAGGCCAGGAGAATACAGATATTCCCGTTTTCTGTTTCTGTTGATAGTTCCCATACCGAACCTGCAACCACATCGAGCTTACGCTGCTGTAAGACGCCATCTGGCCGGTAGCGCATAACTGAATCAGCCATCTTTAACAAGCCATTCTTATGCTTGTCATGATATGCCTTAATAGCCTGTTCCAAATGTTCCCGCTCATTGAAAGCAATATCCCAATTAGCCAGGGTGTTGGGGGAATCTGTCACAACTACACGGCGTTCGTTAAGTATGATCTCTTTTAAGCGTTCCGCAGCGGTTTTATCCTTTTTAGGCGGATTATAAGGTTTTTCAGCACTAATATAGATCCGGCCACTGAGCGAGTCACAAGTGGCAATAAGCCGGGTAGGATTACCTTGATAATTATTCACACGAATATCAATAATCAGTGTTTTACTCATGATTAGGTACTCGCTCAATATGCCGTTCACCCGTTTCCGGATCTGCAATAGCCCGGAATATTTCTGACTCTGTTCTGTCCTTATGGTGTAAATCGGCCTCTACAATGACGGACCACTCTTGCTGTATTGGCGGTTTAATTTCTTCACCCGTATCCGGGTTATATTCTCCTGGTATCTCTACAGGATCGCGGCCGTCCATATCTACATGTTCTTCATCTTCATCACCCAGGCCGACGACTTGCGGTAATAGTCCAACAAACTGAAAGTCTACAGTGACCAAGGACAGGTTATTTTGACCAGACGGCACACTATCCGGATAAAGTGAATTTTCAAGGACTGTCATTTCCCAGTCATCTTTTACGCCGTTACCCAGGTCATAAGTAACCTTAAAACGGCGCTTGTAGTCGTCCCCCATATAAGCCACAAACTGATTAATAACGCTTTGGGTAGTATCAGCATCGGCACTGACCATGAGCAGCTGGACACGGTACTGTCGTGCAATTGTGCGTAACTTGATTGGTGTGTTTTTGGGATCTGTAGGAATAACCGTATCCAGCCAGTAAGGTGTATTGCGTAGACTAGATATATCTGGCGGACTAACCATAGGTGCTAGGGCTACTAACATTATGGGCAAAGGCCCGGTAAAGTCTTTTTCAGGAGCTTGCTGGCGGTATTTGGCCAGCATAGCATCTGCATCATCAATCATGCGTCCAGCCACAACCTGGATTGCGTGACGTGCCTCCAAGCGTTTCCAGTGCCGGAAAGGTTTTGTATCAGGCTTAGTCCACTTCTTAAAATCAATCAGAAGGCGCCCTACGGCGGATTTGACACATTCTAAATTAGATAATTCTTGCATGGTTTAGCCCCGTCCACCGCCTATGAATTTCCCTAAAAGTCCCATCATCTTGTCGGCTTGCTGGGCTTGCTTTGTTTTCGGGCTTTCCGCTTCATTAATTTGAGCAATCAGGAAGTTATTAGCCTGGTTAAATTGATACTGAAAATCTGTTTCCGGACATAGAGCGCTATCAAATTCATTCTGAATAATCTCACCCTCTTTTTCGGCGCGCCGTTTATCTTTCTTACGTTGTAATTCAAGTTTACGCTCTGCTTTTCTGGCACGGGCTAAAGCGGCCTCACTCATATCATGTAATTGTGCTATTTCACCGATACTGTCATAAAGCTGTACAATTTCTAGCTCTAAACGCTGTTCTAAAAGCTCCTTTTCTTCATCAGCGTGAATTGAGTCAAAGAGTGCATAGCCAACGTTATCAACAAAGTTCGGCTGAAGAACATAGTCATAGCCGGCAAAATTCCGCGGTACCAATATGCCGCCTGGTTGCACGAAATAATCACATGCTGTTGAGAAGCCGCCCACATTGGCCATGTACTGACGCATAGCATGATTACCAGCATCATTCTCTAAAAACTCAGTCTTATGCGTTACGTTGCCATCTGGATCTGCTCTTAAATAAATGGTTCGGATTGCTGGCTCTAAGCGAATGATCTTATCGCCAATCATTACGGTTTCGGGTGGATTCATGCCATAACGCTGGCGGATCTGGTGCCCGTAATAACCAATCAGCTGGCCATTTTTCACAAACTCTTGTACTTCAGCTGAATTGATCTTATGAATCATGCTTTGAGCGTCTACATTAGAACGGTCTTTACCGGTCACATTGCGACCACGGTTATGTAGACTATAGGTAATTTCCTGGGTAATACGTGACATGGGATTGCCTTAAAAATAATGCTCAGGCTTATTCTGCTATGGTTAAAAACGGCGCTTTTTTATTGTTCCCATAAATGAAAAGGCTAGCATTTAAGCCAGCCTTTCACGTTTTAATAGTTAGGTTAGTTCATCCGGATATCCGGTTGAGGATCAACGGCAGTTGGATAGCTCTCAATTATTCTTTCAATTTCTGCGTCATACTCTCTTGCGATACGGTCTGCTTCAGTAAGAAGGGCTGTACATTCGCTAACGCCGTTTGACTGGGCCGTGGCGTAAGCCTCAAGGGTTTCCCTGGTAATTGTGGGCATATATTTGATGGTTTCGGTGGTGTGGTACTGCACCCGGTTAGCCAGCTGCAAATTATCAGCGTACTGGCTATGGATAGCTTGAATGTCTTGAGTGTATTTTTCATAAGCCTTTTGCTCTTTAACTTTCCAGTCGAGTTCTGTCTGTATTGCCTCTGCCTGGTACTGCAATTTTAACTTTTGGTTTTCCTGGATCTGTAATTTTGCGGCTGCCTCAAAATCATCTACGGCGTTTTGATAATGTGAACAGGTATTTACTGCAATAAGTAAGAATAAGACCAGGGCCGCCGTAAAAATAATGCTCAGTGAGTCTTTCAGATTTTTAAATGCGTTAAACATAGTCACCAATTCTTGGAAGGTGCACATATTCTCGCCAGACTTAAAAACGCTCTTTTTTTATTGTTCGCAATTAAGTTGTACATTTTTAAGGTATAAGTAATAAATTTTTTTCATAGTTATTAAAAGGGGCTAAGAATGGGACAAGCAAAAAGAAGAGGTAGTTTAGAAAATAGAATTAAAACAGCTAACTTTGATTGCATTATATGTAGAGAAAATAAAGTATATACAGAACGTAGTGACGAACACGTCATACCAGATGCCTTAAATGGCTACTATCACATTTATAATGTATGTACGACTTGTAACAAGGATTTAGGCAATAATGTCGATACCCACTTAATCCATCATAAATTTAGCGAATTTTATCGTTTCATTGAGAAGATTCCAGGCAAAAGTGGAAAGATCCCTAATCCTTTCAATGGTTATTTTGAAGTAGAAAATGAACCTGGACGACTAATTAAAGCTGATGTAGATAAAAAGGGAGAATTATCTTATACCTTTATTCCGCAAAGTCCTGAGATCAAAGAGAAAGACGGGAAAGTACATTTTTCTATTAGCCTAGATGCAAAAGACCGCCATAGATTGCCAGCAATTCGAAAAAAATTTCTTTCTCGAAATAAACTATCTGAAAATCAAATTATAGAAGATGAATTTGTCGAAAATATAATAGAAAACCCTGTCCTTAAAGGAAAACTTGAAATAGATTTTTTAAAATTTAAAATTGGTTTACTAAAAATCGCTTATGAGTTTGCGGTTGATAGTATTCCCTCATATTTTGATGATCCACAAGCAAAGAAAATATCTAAAATTTTGAAAGATGGAAATATAGAGGCTTTAAAAACCTTAGAGATAGGTAATGGTCTTGATAAAGAAATTTTAAAGCCTTTAGAGGAAATAGTCGATTTTGAAGCGAAAAGACATATTTTAATTTTGACTTCATCTGACAGTGGGCTTCTATGTATTATCAAATTAGATGGACTATTTACCATAGGAGTTAGGCTATCAAAACGCCGTTATATTCAATTTAGGAATACTCTAATTGGCATTAATGATTTAGAAAAGCGGACATTTATCAAAGATAATCTTTTTAATCTATTTGATAAAAATACTCAAAATGAATATATAAAATTTAAGTTTTCCCTAAATTATTGTGAAATAGATCCAAATAACTTTAACTATGTGAAACACGAAAAAGTCTTTTTTAAACTTTTTACAAAAAATGGCCACAGGCACCCTTTAGCAATTAAGAATTTTATTGAGAAAGGTGGATATAAATTACGCTATGAAAATAATCATATGATTAATAGTTACCTACTGAGTAGTAAAGACTTACCGGCTTTTGTTAAGTCTGAGGATACAGGTATTCTTTATGAAATCACTGGTTTTGATTTAATAACAGATCATAAAAAAGTATAAATGAATATAAAAAGGGCCAGCATTTCTGCTGTCCCTTTTGGCCATCCAGTAACTACAACCGGATATGACTATTTATAACAGGAATCGACCATAGTTAGAAGGATCAGATTTTATACTTTTCCTTGGTTACACTTATAGCGCCATTCTTTGTAATTCATACGTTTAAGACTATTACAGACTAGATAATCAGTGGTATGCATGTATCTGGTATAAGTAGGGCCACTGACAGTCTGTATACGCACTACTGAGGCCGGTTTAGTATTACGGCTGGTTCTGGTAGCTGTTATAGAGCTGGACGTAGTAGCGGGCTTAAATGAGCTACTACTAAATATTCAAAAGCATCTTATCGGTTAAAACTTCAAAATACTCTTTCTATATTCTAAGATAGAATAATTAAAAATATGATTTTTTATTATTTTTAATAAAAATAAACACTTAGACTTAAAATAAATTGAAAAAAGAAAATATAATATAGAGGACTATAATATGGATACAGCTTTTACTAAAGAAGACCTTAGTTTTATTACAGAAATTATGGATCAAAAATATAGTCAGCCACGATTATTAATGGCTGTCGGAGATGAACCAGATCCAGCAATTAATCCTAGCGATAAAGTTAATGGGGATATGAGTATTCCGAAACCGTTAGAAGTTAATGTTAATGGAACAATGTCTGTAGATGATTACAACAAATGTGCAATGATCATATCTGTTTGTCAAAATATGGTGCAAAAAACTCTTACTGATGCTGCAAAAGTTGCAGGTGTAGAAACAAGTGAGGCGTTAAAAAATATGGATGCTTGGGTAAAAGCATATGTTGATTTTCCTTTTCCCTTTTTTAACTTTAAAGATACACAAAGTGATACGTATAAAAAGAGCGACTTTTCTTTAAAAGCTGATCCGGAGGTGGTTGAAAAAATTGTTAATATTAAAGGTGTTGATGGGTTAAAAGATGCAGTTATTGGTGCCTTGCAGAAATCTGGGGGTGAATTAGTTAAATATGAAAAGACTGAACGTCATTTTAAATATTTTGGGGTAATTTCTGCATTTAATGAAACTGAGATTAGTACACGCGTTATAAAATTTGATATGAATCTCAAAAATACTGTTACTAAAGCTTTATGTGTTACACACCAATCGACAGATCTTGATACAGCTTATGATACTTATCAATTTGTTGCAGATAAAAACTTAATGATTACTATGCAATCGAAAATGGGCGATAAGATGGCTGATTACATGGCCGATAAACTTTTAGAATTTGTTAAGACTTTCTATGATGCCCAATTAACAAATTATCAAGCTGAGCTTGCAGCTCTTATAAAGAAAAAAAGCTAAATATTTATTTTATTAACTATAAATAAAGGGGTTAGTATTTCTACTGACCCCTTTGACCTATCCAATAAATACAACCGGATAAAAAAATTAAAACTTAAAGTAACTGTAAAAAAGTACTTCTTAATCAATTTAATTTCCTTGTATTTCTATAATTTCTTTATATTCAATAATCTTAAACTTTTTATATATATCATTTTTTATTAATAACACTTTATCACCATTCATTTCTAGCATATACCAACCTTCTTCTTTAGATTTTAGAACAACCGGATTTAATTTATTATCTTTACTTCCTACCAATATAGATGCATTTGTTGCTGTAAGAGCAGTAAATATAAATAGACGAACAAGTACAAAAACGAAAGAATATATTTCCAATTTTTTTTTAAAATTTAAGTTATATGAAAATTTTTTAGAACTATTATATATATCTATACCACTTGTAAAAATTAATATATTAAATATAAAAAATGTTATATAAATATTCAAAAAAGTTTTAA